CGATATTTCTACGTTCCGTGCCCGCATTGTGGCAAGTCGCAGCAGTTGATTTTCTCTCAAATCAAGTGGCCGAGCGAACGCGGCACGGCGGACAAGATTCAATTTGCCGACAAGGTAGAACGCGAATCGCTCGCATACTACGAATGCCCCCAATGCTGTGAACGAATCACCGACCAGCACAAGCCGAAGATGTTGGACGGCGGGAAATGGGTGAGCGAAGGCGAATCGTCAAAACGGGTGGGCTTTCACCTCAGCAGCATTTATAGCCCGTGGCGGACGTTCGCCAGTATCGCAGCCGAGTTCATTATTGCCGAGGGCGACATCGGTTTAACGATGACTTTCCGCAATAGCACGCTTGCGGAACCCTACGAGGAAATTACCGCAGCGAGCCGGCCAAGCCTGTTTCGCGACAAGGCGGCAAAATCGGACGGGGCAAACATTCGCCCGGCGTGGGCAGTGACGGTTCTATGCACCGCCGACGTTCAAAAGGATTCTCTGTGGTTTGTTATCCGGGCTTGGGGTTACGGTTTTCGTTCACAGTTGCTGCGGTACGGTCGCGTGAACAATTTTGACGAGATTTACGAAGAGGCGTTTTCAAAGCCGTTTACTTTCGCCGGCGAGGACAAGCTGGGCGTTTGCGAATTGCTATCACTTGACGGCAAGTATCGCACTAACGAAGTTTTTGAATTCGCCCGGCGGGATGCTTCGCGAATTCTAGTCACCCAGGGCAACCCGCAACCTATCGGGCCGATGGTAACGGCCAGACTTGAGCAGGGCGTTCGCGTTTTAAAACTCAACACGCTTCGCACGAAAGACCGGCTTAATCAGATTCTTTTAGACGGCAACGGCGACCGATGGTTGATTAACGCCGACGTGGGAGACGACTACGCCGCACAAATGGCAAGCGAACATCGATCGTGGGACGCCAAGCGCGGAGTAAGCCAATGGGAACCAAAATATCACGGCATTGATAACCACCTATGGGATTGCGAGGCGCATCAGTGTGCCATCGCAACGTGGAAGTGCCTTGACGTTCCCCCGGAGCAGGCCATGAAGCCGAAGCTAATCGTGAACACCGAGGGCAGCAGGTTCGATGATTCAGCCGTGAAATGGATTGACCGATGACAGCAGCCGAAGAACTTGTATTAGTTGACGTTTCACTTGCCGCACTTTACGCGAGCAACACCCAGGAATACTCCCTGAAGGATCGTTCACGCCGAAGCCTCGAATTCACGCAGCTTATTGAGCGGAAAAAAGAGCTTGAGCTTGCTGCTTCGCGTTCCACTACGGGCCTCTTCGATGTTGCAAAATTCCGAAACACAGACTGATGGCAAAACGTAAGAAACCACCGGCGGGCGTATTGCCAGAGGAAATCACGGTTCGTCGCCTGCGCGCTCGCGCGGAATCGCAGATAATCCGTGCATCGATGCACGCGATGAAGGGGCAGCTTGCAACGTATGAAGCGGCGAAAGTTTCGCGGCGAACCCGCGACTGGAAAAGCCCTGTAGGTTCTGCCGACCTTGCGATTATCCCCGATTCAATTCGCACGAACGCACGCGCGAGGCAGCTTGAGCGGGATACATGGATTGCCAAGGCCGCAAAAAAAGCACGAAGCCGCAACATCGTCGGGCGTGGCATCACCCCGGTTCCCGCGGTAAAGCTGGGTGAGACAGAGTTTCCAGAATTCAACACCGCTACTGAAAAATGGTTCTGGGAATGGGCAAGCGACCAGACCGCTTGTGACATTGAAGGGCGTCGTACCTACTGGCAGATGCAGGCACTTGCTGCTGAAGAAAAATTCATCGTCGGCGAATCGTTCGTGATTTGGTCATACAAGCCGAATCTGAAGGCCGTTGGCTTGCAGTTGCAGATGTGCGAGCCGGAACAGCTTGACGATTCGAAACAATCCTGCGGAACTAACCAGGTTCGCGGCGGTATCGAATTAAACCACTTGGGCCGGCCAGTCGCGTACCATTTTTTCGAGCGAACGCAGAACGATTTTTTGTCCGGATGCCGGGAGTCGATTCGCATTCCCGCCGAGCAGGTAATTCACTATTACCGAGCCGATCGTTCACAGCAGACCCGCGGCATCAGCGAACTTGCCCCGGTGATGCTGGACATACGAGACTTGACAACGCTAAAAGATGCGATGCTTTTCCGTTCCAAGATGGAAGCGTGCATCGGGTTTATCGTCAAAACCGCAATGCCTATGGGCATAACCGGGACGAACGGGGTTGCACCGCTTGCGAGCGGCGATAGCGGCACGACCAGCGACGGCGTACCAACCTATGACGTGACGCCGGGCATGGTTCCGCGGTTGCAACCCGGCGAGGACATCGAGCCGTTTATCCCGTCATCACCGGGCAACCTTTACGGGCCGTTCACCGAGACCACCATTCGCGGAATCGGTGCAGGCTTGGGAATGTCGTTTGGGGCTTTATTCCGCAAGTCGGACGGCAACTTCTCAAGCGCCCGCCAGGACATGCTGGAGGACGAAAGGGAAATCGGGCCAGAGCAGGACTTGCTTATCGACTTGGTTGTTAAGCGGGTTTACGAGTTATTTGTCACGTTCGCAGTGGCCGAGGGGAAGCTACCGATAACTCCGCAGCAATTCGCCGTTGAACGAACGCGATACCTTGAAGCCGAATACATCACGCCGGCTCGACCGTGGATTGACCCGGAAAAGGAAGGCAACGCCCGCGAAATCTTGCTTCGAAATAAGCTGATTACACGAAGCGATATCAGCGCCGAAATGGGCAAGCGATTCGGGCGAACGCTTCAACGCTACGCACAAGAGCAAAAAGAGGCCGAGGCACTTGGCATCAAGTTCCCGGAGGATGCACCGCCCCCGCCGGCGTTCGGACAGGCTGCACCAAAAGCGGAAGCAGATACCCCCGCCGCCGAATTATCGACGCGAACGATTCAGTTGCCGCAGATTATGGCACCCCGATTCAGGCTATCCGATTCAGACGTGATGACCTGCGGAGTCTGTAAGTATTTTCAAGCGGGTCGGTGCGAGGCTTACGACCACGAATCAGAATCGACGTTCACTTGTGAGGCGTGGGAAGCAGCGCCGCTGGGCGAAAACATTCCCAAGAACCGAACCGGGATTCAGCCCGGCCCGATGCAAGATGGCGAAAAACCATTCGACCAGACATCGGCAAGGGGCGACCTGCCGAGCTAACCATGAAAACACAACTTAAATCAAAACCCACCCGCGGGCATCTGCGGGCCAATGTAAGTTCGTTTAGCAACATCACGGTCGACGAGGAAGCCGGGATTATCCGCGGGGCCAGTGTGATGACCATCGGCCCGGCGGCGGGCCACGGCTTCGAGCTTGACCGGACTTCGATTCAGCAACTATCGGACGCGATTGCCGCTCGTGGCGGAACCGTAAAAATTCGATTCAAGCACCCGCGACTAAACGGCGACGGGTCGCAAGAGGATGATCTCGGTTGCGACGTTGGCACCTTGTCAAACGTGCGCATCGACGGCGACCGCGTTCGCGGCGACATAACGATTCACGAGTACGCATCTTCCCTCCCCGTGTACGGCGACGTGCGGACTTATTTACTCAAGAAAGCAATGCAATCGCCGGAGTCTTTCGGACTCTCAGCGGTGATTGAATACACCGTGGAACCCGTAACTGGGGCCGACGGTACTACGCGGCTAATGGCTCGAATCATCGACGCCGACGCCGCAGATTTTGTCGGAAGTCCGGCGGCTAACCCCGACGGACTTTTAAGCACACCACCCCGGCAATTGCCGGAACAACTCATGGAGACCACTAAAATGGAACCCGCATTCGTTCAATTCTTAATTGGCAAGCTAGGGCTTGCCCCGGACAGCACGCCGGAAGCCGTGCAAGCCGCGTTTGATATTCTGTCGGATGAAGAAAAGGCTGCTGCTCAAGCCGAATTCGAAGCCGGCGTAACCGCTTCGATGAACGAGCCACCGCCGGAAGAAAAGAAGGAACCGCCGGCACAGATGGCCGCGAAGGTTACGTCCGGTATCGTCGCGCTCGAACGTAAGCGGATCTCTGA